CTGTAATTAAAATATTTCCTTTTACAGATAAAGCAGCATTAAATTTATTTGATGTAAGATATCAATTAAGATTAAATGACTTGTATGATTTTTCATCTACAAGTATTATACACTATGATATGACACTAAGACATTTAGATTTATTAGATCATATACTTGTAGGAGAAAGACCATTAAGATTTAATCAACATAAGAATAGATTATACATTGATATGGATTGGCAAAATGATGTATCAGCAGGTGATTATATTGTAATTGAGTGTTATCGTAAGTTAGACGGTTCTACTTTTACAGATGTATTTGATGATATCTTTTTAAAAAAATATCTTATACAGTTAGTAAAAAGACAATGGGGTTCTAACTTAATTAAGTTTCAAGGGGTTGCAATGTTAGGCGGTGTGCAAATGAATGGCGAACAAATTTACACACAAGCGTTAGAAGAAATACAAAAATTAGAAGAACAAATACAACTCTCTTATGAGTTACCACCCAACTATATGGTAGGATAGTGCTATGCGAAATACTTATTTCAGTCATGGTACACATGCAGAAAAAAATCTATACGAAGATTTAATCATAGAACAATTAAAAGTTTTTGGCAATGATGTTTATTATATGCCAAGAGAGAATATATCGCAAGATGATATATTAGGAAATACTACAGATAAATTTACTGACGCATACTCTATAGAAATGTATGTAGAAGATGTAAATGGTTTTGCAGGTCAAGGTGATTTAATAGGAAAGTTTGGTCTTGAAATAAGAGACGAATTAACTTTCGTTGTTTCGAGAAGACAATTCGAAATATTAGTAGATAATGATTCCAATACATTATCAATAAACAGACCTAGAGAAGGTGACATTATATGGATGCCTTTGTTTAAAAAGTTTTGGCAAGTAGATTATGTTGAAGATGAGGATCCAATGTATCAGATTAATGATCTGCCTATCTTCAAATTAAAATGTTCTGCTTGGGAATACAGTTCAGAAAGTGTTGAGACAGGTGTTCTTGATATTGATGACAAACTAGACGCTATAACGCAAGACGTTTTAGAAAATCAAATTACTCTAGAGAGTGGTACAACAAGTTCAGGTGCATTACTATCAGAAAATATTACAGGTGATATACAAGCATTATTATCTGAGGCAGGCGACACAATCGTTGATGAAACTGATGGTGATAATGTGATACTTGAAGATGACCCTAACTATCTAGAATATATAATACTTGAGGATGCCGTAACAGAAAACATGGCGTCTGATACAAACTACGGTGATAACAAATCGTTTGACGCTGCCGCAGGATTAGATGACTTTGATTCAGATAATGATATATTTGATTTCTCAGAAAGAAATCCGTTTGGTGATGTTAGAAAATAGGAGATAAAAAATGTTTAAGGATGCTCAATACCATGAATTGATACGAAAGACCGTTGTTGCGTTTGGTACTTTATTCAATGACTTGTACGTTTATCGTAAAAATTCAACAGGTAAAACAATACAAAAAATGAAAGTACCTTTGGCGTATGGACCAAAACAAAAGTTCTTAGTAAGAATAGAACAAGACTCAGCACGATCTGCTGATAATGTTGCAACAACTGCTTTAACTTTACCTAGAATAGGATTTGAAATGACTACACTACAATATGATCCTGGTAGAAAGTTAAACAGAATACAAAAATTTAAAAAAGTAAAAGGTGCAGATAGTAAATCATTACAACACACTTACATGCCTGTGCCTTATAATGTAGGTTTTAGTTTATTTGCAATGGCAAAAAATAGTGAAGACGCATTACAGATTGTCGAACAAATACTACCTACATTTCAACCAGATTATACAGTTACATTAAACGTAATGCCTACTCTTGATATCGTAAGAGATGTGCCTATTGTATTAAATGATGTTGCATATGAAGATACATACGAAGGTAATTTTACTGAGAGACGAGTTATTATGTACACTCTAAACTTTACAGCAAAAATTTATCTATATGGTCCTGTACAAAATCAAAAAATTATTAAGAGAGTACAAGTGGATCAATATACAGATACAAATACAACTGTAGCGAAAAGAGAACAAAGAATTGTTGTTACGCCTACGCCTACAACGGCAGACGCTGATGATAACTTTGGGTTCAATGAAGAACGTTCTTTCTTTCAAGACGCCGCAGAGTATGATCCTGTTTCTGGTACTGATAAGTAATGAAAAAGGTTGAGGATAAACTCAACGAAATTTTAGATATTGCACCTAAAGTTGAAGTTGAAAAAGTTACACCAGTAATACCTAGACCCAAAGAGGATCAAGATATTACTAATGACTATAAGTACAGTAGAGAAAATCTTTATAATCTTGTCGAAAGAGGACAAGACGCCATAGATGGTATATTAACACTTGCGAAAGAAACTGAGCATCCTAGAACATATGAAGTCGCAGGTCAATTAATAAAAAATGTAGGCGAGGTTACAGAGAAACTTTTACAACTACAAGAGAAGATGAAAAAGTTAGGTGAAGAAACTAAGAAGGCACCTAATAAAGTCGAAAACAATCTGTTTGTAGGTTCAACAGCAGAGTTACAAAAGTTGATAAAGAAAAATGGAAAATAAAACTTATCTAGGTAACCCTAATCTAAAGGCAGCAAATCAAAAACAAAAATTCACAAAGAAACAAGTCGAAGAATTTATACGTTGTCAAGATAATCCTGTTTACTTTATAGAAAACTATTTACAGATAGTAACACTTGATCATGGTTTACAACCATTCAAGATGTTTAACTTTCAAAAAGAAATGGTAGACACGTTTCATAATAATCGTTTTAGTATTTGTAAACTACCTAGACAGTCAGGCAAGTCAACAACAATCATTGCATACTTATTACATTATGCGATATTTAATTCTAATGTTAACATTGCTATACTTGCCAACAAGGCAGCAATTGCTCGTGACTTATTAGGTCGATTACAACTTGCATATGAAAACTTACCTAAGTTTATTCAACAAGGCGTCATTAACTGGAACAAAGGTAGTTTAGAATTAGAGAATGGTAGTAGAATACTTGCTGCCGCAACATCATCAAGTGCTGTTCGTGGTGGTTCATATAATATTATATTCTTAGACGAGTTCGCATATGTACCTACAAATATTGCAGAACAATTTTTTAGTTCAGTTTATCCTACTATATCATCTGGTAAAAGTTCTAAGGTAATGATTGTATCTACACCTCATGGTATGAATATGTTTTATAAGTTATGGAATGACGCAATACATGAACGTAATAGTTATAAACCTATTGAAGTGCATTGGTCAGAGGTACCTGGTAGAGATGAGAAATGGAAAGAAGAAACAATTAAGAATACAAGTGAACAACAATTTAGAACAGAGTTTGATTGTGAGTTCTTAGGTAGTGTTGATACACTTATTAATAGTTCTAAACTAAGAACAATGTCACATATTAATCCTGAAACATCTAACGCAGGTCTTGACTTGTATGAGAAACCAAACAAAGACAAAAGATATGTTATGACTGTTGATGTTGCAAGAGGCACAGTAAATGATAATTCAGCATTTGTTGTTGTTGACGCAACACGAATACCATATAAGGTTGTCGCAAAATATAAAAACAACGAAATTAAACCACTTGTCTTTCCACAGATAATACAGAAAATCGCAACAGCATATAATAATGCAGAAATATTAGTAGAGGTAAATGATATAGGTGGTCAAGTTGCAGACACATTACAATATGATTTAGAATATGATAATCTTATTATGGTCAATCAAAGAGGTAGATCAGGTCAAGTTGCAGGTACAGGTTTTAGTGGCAAGAGTTCTCAATTAGGATTAAGAACAACTAAAGCAACAAAAAAAATAGGTTGTTCAAATCTCAAAGCAATGATAGAACATGATAAGATGATAATACAAGATTTTGATATCATTGCAGAATTGTCAACTTACATATTAAAAGGTAAAGATAAGTACGAAGCAGAAGAAGGGTCTAATGATGATTTAGTAACGTGTTTAGTTATGTTTGCGTGGTTATCTAATCAGACATATTTCAAAGAATTAACAGATCAAGACATTCGTGCCAGACTTGTTGATGAACAACAAAACATGTTAGATCAAGACATGGCACCTTTTGGATTTATAGAAG